AGACACTAGAAGTAGGATACTACAATGACTATACACACCCTGTCGTGATTCAACAGATAAAAAAGGGTGTCGCATTTCCATTGAAAAAGAAAAAGATTTTTGATTCAGGTAAACTACCAAGTTCTATCGCGAATCGTTTACCTCGTATTGGGCCTCTTGATTTGGCGCAAGGCGAGATTGACTTAAATCTACTTACAGGTGATAAGATTGCTTATACTTGTATACTAGATAAAGCATACCCAACTACATTGAATGCAATTGAGTTGAGTGATGATGGCCAGAACCTTCAACTAGACGTTCAGTTATCTTATAAGAACTGGAGAAGTGAAGGCGGAGATGCCGGCGGCGGTGGATTTATCGAAGGTCTTGCTGGTGAATTGATTAGGAAATTCTTATAATTGTGGAGTAAATAATGGCGTTACCTAAACTAAACGACAATCTAAAATACGAGATGGTGATTCCATCAACTGATAAGATTGTCACATTTAGACCATACTTGGTCAAAGAGGAGAAAGTTCTTCTCTCTGCTTTTGAGTCGCAAGACCAAAAACAGGCAATGAGAGCGATGATGGATACTGTTATCGCATGTGTGAATGATGATATTAAATCAACAGAACTAACAACATTTGATGTTGAGTATATGTTCACTCAAATTCGTAGTAAGTCTGTTGGTGAGACATCTACACTGATAATGAAGTGTGATGCAATAGACTGTGATAAGTCTACCGAAGTTTTGGTTGATTTAACTACGGTCAAGATTGAGAAGACCGATGTAGACCCCGTGATTCAGTTGACAGATGATATCTATGTTGAGATGAGATATCCAACCTATGATGGTTTTGTAAAAAACTTCAAAGAGGGTATCAGTGAGGCAGAGTTTGGATTTCAAATGTTAGAAGATTGTGTTGTAGCAATTCTGACCGATGATGAAAAACATTTGGCCAATGAAGTAAGTAAAAAAGAATTGAATGATTTTATTGAATCCATGACCAACACTCAGTTCGAAAAGATTGGCAAATTTCTTCAGACTGTTCCCGTCATGAGAAAAGAGGTTGAGTTCACCTGTGAGTGTGGTCATCAGAATAAAGTAACACTGGAGGGTCTTCAAGATTTTTTTTAGTATGCCTCTCGCATGATAATTTGGTCAATCATTTCAAGACCAACTTCGCGCTGATGCAACATTTTAATTATTCATTACATGATATTGAACATATGATGCCGTGGGAGAGGGAGATTTATCTAGTATTACTGGAAGAGTGGTTAAAAGAACAAGAAGAAAAAATGAAAGAAAATAATAACGGGTTCTAAAAATGGCAGAAGTAACCATAGCACACCTCACCGAAGCGGTTCAGGAAGAAGGCGCAGAAAGTGAAAAGAGAGATAAAAAACAGATTGAGCAACTCGCCACTCTGAATAAATCTTTTGGACAATTTTTTCAGGCACAAAAATCTAGTAAACTCGACAAACTCGAAGAAGCACGAGAGAAGGTATCTGGCCCCAAACCCACTAAAGAGAACTTTAGTGATGCGGCCGCCGGTGCGAAAGATGCATTGGGGTTTGGTCTTCTAGGTTTTCTGGGTATTGTTACTGCAGCAATCTCTGGTCTTGCAACAGGTATCGCGGTAGGTCTAGGTAAATACCTTGCTGCACTTGGTAGAACCTTTGATAATTTGACTGGTAATAGAATTGGTAAGGCGATAACAAACCTTACACGACAAATTAGAGGTGGTGTGTTTAGACTCATAGGTCTGTTACCAAATGGAAAGTTAGACCCATCTGCATCGAAGTTCGCAAGATTCTTGAGAGCGGTAAGAAGTCCGTTTGTTAGTGCCACGGGGTTTTTCAAGACTATTCAAGGTGGTATGTTTCGATTATTTGGACTAGGTATTGATGGTAAACCAGTAACCACTACATCAAACTTTGTCAAGTCAATACTTAAATTTGGTAATCTCTTCAAACCAATTACAAGTGTATTCGCTGATAGTTTCAAAGAAGTTGGTTCTGCACTGAAAGGGATTGGTAATACTATTAAGAGTGGTGTCAATTCTACCACTCAAGTTTTCCAGACTATTGGAAAAACTTTTAGTGCATTGCGTGGCGCATTGTCTCCGATATTTACAGTATTCAAGACACTGGGTCGAGTAATCTTTGCACCTCTTACTTTAATAATGAGTATTATCGATGGTATCAAGGGTGCAATTTCAGGGTATCAACAAGAAGGGGTTTTAGGTGGTATTCTTGGTGCAATCGGCGGTGTTCTATCTGGACTGATTGGTATGCCTCTTGACCTAGTAAAATCTGCAATTGGATTCATTGCGGGTAAACTTGGATTTGAGAATGTCCAAGCGGCATTATCTGGTTTCAGTTTTGCTGATATGATTAAAGATACATTCATGGGTGTTGCCCGTGTATTTAATGATGTTCTTAAAAATCTATTCAGTGGATTTGAGGATGGGTTTAGTGCTGGTCTGTCACAGATGTTTAAGTCAATGATGGTTTATGTGAAACGACTTCTATTATTTGGGCCAGCAGTTTTGGCGGGTGGTGCTGCAGCATTGGGCGCTGTTCTGCCAGGCGGCGATAGTCCAATCGAAGCATTCCAGAAAACATTTAGTAAAGTATTGAAAACGGGTGAAGGTAGTGCTGAAACAACATTACCTACTGAACAAGGGGAGACAGGCGAAGAAGAACCTGAACCTCCAATCGCTGCGCCACAAAATGTTGAGAGGGTTGTCGCGACACAAGAACAGGCAAGAATAAGACAAGCGAACATTGAAAGAATGCGGGCGAATAAAGAGGCAAATGATGCTAAAAAGGCTGCAATGGCAGTAAACACTGTAAACGCACCGACAACTACTAATATGAGTAGTAATACCGCAGTCTTTACTGACCCGACTCCCGCAACTGATGACCTAGACAGAGAAGCGGCATCTTTCTAATAAAAAAGGGAGACCGAAGTCTCCCCTTCCCATCATCCATAGGAGAATGAATCCTAGTCTTCTGCAGCAAGTTTCGCGAAGTATGATAGTGTATCATCCTCATCACCGTCTACAGTCTCCGTGACTACAGGTTCAGGCGCAGACGCAATCACTTGCGGTTCTACTACTTTTGGTGATACTGCCTCTGCGGTTTGTGCGAGAGACTCATTCTTTACAGTCGAACCAGCGCCGGTTGACTGACCCAGAACAACTTCCAAACGACTCTTCAACTCTTCATAAGACTTGTAAGTCTTGGGGTCAGCGAACTCACTGACATCATGTAGTTGGTTGTAGGTCGCTTCAAGTTTGGTCTCATCTGATTCAAACAATGCAGAAGGTGATTTGAACTCCGACTTGTCGTAGTTACGATAACCCGCAACGTTACGAATCTTCAACTGGAAGTCTGCGCCAGTCCAGAAGTCAAACGGGTTGACTGGTTCTTCGCCTGGGAACTGTGGTTGCATCACATCCATAATCTTGTCAAAGATTTTCTTACCGAAGTCATAGAGGAATACTTTACCCTCATTGGTCGGATTGGACGGGTCACTCACAACCAGAATGTTTGCGACATAATGCAAACGGCGTTTCTGTTTACGAGCAATCTCTTTGTCCTCATCAATACCAGAGTTCCAAAGGCGCGAGTTGTGTTCACTCACAGGGTCATTGTTACCCAGAGTAGTCAAGGACTTCTCAACATACCATTGACCAGTCGGGCCTTTGAAGAAGTGGTCGAAGTAACGAACCCACGGAAGTTCTTGACCTTCAGCGGCAGGAAGGAAACGAACCTGTGCAAAACCATTCCCTGCTTCATCAACAGTAGGTTTCCAGAAACGTGTATCTTCATATTTGTTGGTGGTTTGTTTTTGACCAGAGATTTCCGCTGCTGCTTGTGCGAGTTTGGAAACGTCTGTTCGATTAGATTTTAGATTTGCAAAAGACATATGTATTCTCCGTATATTTGCGTATTGTGTGTATTAATTGTATCATAATATAATAAGTTTGTCAATACCTTTATTTATAATTAATCATTGGGTAAGGTTTCCCGTTTATCGAGATAATTAAGATTCATTGCTTCCATCTCAATTTTCTCTTTGATAGATGTCGCGATATATTTCTTAACATCTTCAATCTCTAATTGATTGTCGTCACATAGGTGGACAACCGCATCCATATATGTCAAGGACTTCTTTTTCACGGTGTCCTCAACCATACGAGTAAATTTCTTTTTACTCATGAAGTTGGATTCCTCTTCACTGGAATCCGTTCCACCGATAATTAAATCAACTTTCAAATTCTTCTTCTAACTCCTGTGTCCACATACCGACATCATCATACCAGACACCGACTGTGCGTTTCACTTCACCTTCTTTATCATATGCCTTTGCAAGACAACGATATTTGATTACACCCTCACGGTCTTCACCATAACGAAAATCCATCCAGACACCAGTAGTAAGATATTTCTTCATGTTGTAGATATAGACCTCAAGGTCTTTGTATTCCGCCCTCTCTCTCCACGCTGTAGATTTCTTGAGATGACGTAGACCTTTAAGTTCCAACTCACAGGATTTAATCCATTGTTTTACTTTCTTCCAATGAATATAATGGTCTTCGGAATAATCACGAATACTTTCGTGAACACCCATCCGACCATCATGACCACGAACAGCTCTTGCTTTCGCAAGACGCTCGCTCGCCGCCTTCTTTTGTTCCGCAGTGAGTTTTCTTTTTGCCATACACTATATAGTGTCGAATGTTTGCAAAGAATCTACACGAAAAGAACGCCAATCCTCAATATCTAAATCATAGACCCGAACCGCAATCTGGTTCTTTTCGGTCTTTACGTTTGCATCAGTCTTGGGCATTTTTTCTTCGGGGATAAATTTACTATCCAGAGTTGCTCGCATGTTGCGAACCTGACCATCTTTCACTTTGATGAAAGACAGACGAACAATATTTTCCCGCAGTGTGCCTACCACACTGTCATAACTATAATCAATTCCAGTCATTATCATATCCTACTGTTTCTTGATAAGTATCGGTAACACCAATCTCATCGAAATAATCTTTTGTGTCATTCCAATACAGAACGTCACGGTTATCATAGTCACCTTCGAACAGGTCTTCAGCAACTTTCTTTTTACGGCGGTCAATCATTATGCACACTCCTTCCACCAATCAGGTTCATCACGATTTGTCCATTTAGCAAATGAACGTTTCTCATTTAGATAGTAGATACGATATGCATCTACAGGGTCTTCGCGTTTGCAATAGTCAGGCATTGCTTGTGCGAATTTCGTCAATCCCGCTTTGGGGATTTTCTTAGGTATGTTGAGTAGTATATCAGATAAACGAGTATCTGTCAAGTGATATTTTCCATACCTACGGGTATACTCTTTGCAGCACTCACGGAAGTGACGATACAACCAGAAGTAGTTCTCGTCAGACTCACGCACCCAAATGTTTGACGGATGATTGACATGAGATGCTTTGTAGAGAAAACCATGATAATCAGGATGCGCCCAACGTTTGATTTTGCGACCATTCGCAGTCCTGTCGATATACAAGGCGCCATCAAGCACACGGTGTGCGGTTGACATCAGTTGTGCATACTCGACAATCATCTTGACGATATGCTTGTCGCACATTGCCTGTGCTGCCTTGATAGGGTCATTGTCCAGATGGAAAATATTCATGTTAAACTCTCAATCTCTTTCAATGTATCAACAACTTCTTGAAAGGTCAAATGACCAATCACATCATCAGTAATAGGTGTATCATAACACAGTTCACCATTAATGTCAAGCACTGCAACTTCGAAAAGTCCATCAGTGTTACCATACGAACTAGGATTACAAATCACAGACGCACCATATCCATTATCAAAAGTATATGTCTTCTGATACTGATTACTTTTCCTTATCGACTCATGATTTACATTACGCTCCGACTGCATTGTAGTAACCCTCTGCATAGACGCGAAACTTCGGTTCGTTCTCAATCTGTTCTACGACATCGAGAACAGAACCAGTGAACCACGCACATGCATCACGCATGTCATTCAGTTCGTTTACAGGAATGACTGTATCAATCGGGTCTTTCCAGTTATCCATGCCTTCCGTGAGAGTGTTAAACTTCTCACGGAGAACATCGATACGTTCATCAGTAGCAAACGTCAGTAGTGACATTATGCAGCCTCTTTAATCCGAGCGTTTTTCAAAAAGTTCTCAAGGGGCATATCGACTTCCCAGTCTTGTATACCTTCGACTGTGCAGTAGTCACGGCGGTCAGCGCCAGGCCCATCAAGGATATCAACAATACGAACCTCTTTCTCTGCATACGGATTGTCTATATCAGCATTTGGTTCAAATGTTTTATATAAAAAAGTGTTTTCAAATAGTTCTGTATAATTAAGCATTGGTTTCCTCTCCTTTTCAACTATACTATTATAATAACAAATCAATCAAGAATTGTCAAGCAAAAAAGATGCTGTAACAATATTAAATTTTTCTTCCAAGAAACTCTTATTTTTATCAACATACTCTTCACATGTCATTGTTTCCTGTTTCCAAGCGAGACGTTCATCAACATTCTTGCGATACATCTCGCGACAAAATTCTTCAAAAGTCATCAGTTCAACTCCCGAAATTGATAGAGGAACAGTTCTGCGTCACGCAAGTGTATGAACCCCTCGACATAAGTTTCTTGTCCAAACGGATAGAC